GAATTTTACTTTCGCATTTCTTTTGGTCAAAATATTTCCGCTCTGCGACTTCGCCCTGCTTACCGATGTTGAAAGAAGAAATCGGACGATGGTAGCCCATCACGCGGGTCCAGATTTCGCACGGAGTTCTTTCGATGTTTTTAATCCCGTATTTCTCTAAATCGTTCGTCATAGTTTCTCCCGTTTCATTGAAGAAAAGTTAAACCTTCATCAGCCTAGATCAATTACCACATGTCACTAAGCTGGGTTCCGTCCGGTACGTAAAGCGGATGTCTTGGCTCTCCCCCCTCATTCATAGCCAAACACTTGATATTGTGCCCACGGAACCTTTCTCTGAACTGAGCACTTCGATCAAGATAGGAACCAAAGTTTCCCCAAGCCGCCACGACAATATCTGCTGACTTAATAAGTTTGTCCAAATACTTGTCATTCTCAGGTCCGACTGGATCCGAAGCCTTGATAAGGTCACTCTGTTTTTTTGATCTGAAGGCAAAAAGGTTGCCAACTAGAAGACGGCCTGCGCCAAATTGACGGGCAAAATTGATCATACGGCGGACTGTCGCATCATCTTCTACAGCATCGGCAGTGGAGGGATTAAGACAGACAAAAAGGACTGTCGGTTTGTCCTCGTCCCATGTGCGTTCGAGAGAGTAACGATACAGTCCGTCCGGTGAGATTTCAGCAGATTTCTTAATATCAGACATCATTCCTCCTCCTTGGTTTTTTTGCTACTGTAGCGCTTTTCTACAGTATTCAACAGGTCCTCGAACCTGCTGCAGTAATCGTCGACAATCTGCTCCCAGCTCGAGACATCGAACTGTGTCTCGATCGGCAGTGGTCTTGGCTCTTTTTTCAAGACTGGCGATACGGGAGCGCATGCGGTCAGAGTCAGCGCGAGCATTAGATTCAGCAGCACGCATCTCAGCGAGAGCAATTGCCTGATTTTTGTATTGTGTCTCATAGTTTTTGACTGTTGCTGTGAGTTCGGAGATTTGAGTTCGAGCAATTTTCAACTGCTCAGAATTCTGACCGTTATGGAGTCCGAAAAAATAAGCGCCAGCAACTATCAAAGCGCCGGCGCCTATCTTCACTAAATTAAAAGGATTTATCACATCAATTTCACCTCATCTTCTCGGCGATTCATTAAGCCCGGGAGGATTTCATACATCTGTTTGCCATGTTCATCTTTAACTAGATTTCCATTTCGATCTCTGATTTTCTTCTTCGCAAAAGATCGGAATCCCTCTTTTGCCAAGTCGAGTTTCCCGGAATTCAAATATCCGAGCGTCTTAGATTTAGCAACTGCGCTCACTCCCAGGTTAAATGCCAAATCTAATAATGCGATGTACTGTCCTTCGGTCAGTTTGCAAGTAACGTAAGGCGACAAGCCCTCGGCGTGCTCGATCAAATCATCGCGAATCAGCTTTTCGGCCTCTTGTCTGGTGATAGTTTGACCCGATTTAACTCCTTTTGTGTGTCCATAGCCGATAGTGAGAGTGCCTCCCGGACAACGGTAGGCCTTCAATCTCAGACCCTCCCACTTCTTAACAAAATCCTCTGCGATGAGAGGGTTCCATTGAGAAAACGCTAATTTTTCCTCATTCATTTTGATTCTCTCCTAAATGAACCTTTCCTTTAATTCGTTTTTCGTGTTCAGTTTGAACGGTCTCCAACATTTCTCTTATTCTGTGGGGAATAATTTGACCGAACCCCGCTTTTTCAACGTTTTCAAGAATTGAGATCAGCTCATTCAACGAGAGCGCACCTATTGCCCACGCTCCTATCCAAGGCTCGTTAAAAATCTGATCTACCCCGTGAAATCCGATAGCAACCATGAGGATGATGAATTTCCGGATAAGTCCTTTTAGTCCTACTCTGCTTGACCAAGTTCCGGTTCTAGCTGCGGCCACGATCCCACTCAGGTAGTCGAAGACAACAAATCCAAACAGCCAGTAGAAAAGGTTTTGATGCTCCCCCATGAGACTGCTTATGAGGGAAGTAAAACATCCGGCAATAGTTAAAAAGAAACTCTTGAGAACTCCGGGATCGAAACTATTCAAACGGCTTAAAAATTGATCCCACATCTCTCAATCTCCCAAGATCGTCGATTTAGTAGATGCATTTTTCCTCCGATATGTAGATAAAAAAGAAAAGCCCTCCAATCTTGAAGGGCAAATACCTAATTTTTATTTCCCGTTATTTATAGGAAAAAATCTCAAATCCAAAGAGCCATTTGTTTTTGCTAAAACCGCTAATTCAACTTTATCTCCCTTGGCACAAGGTGCACAAACGGATTGATATAAAACTTCCTGTGTAACGTTGCTAATTACCTGAGTGAATGTTTTCGAATCAACTATCAAGTTAACTACGCTCGCTGTACACTTCACCGTCGCGACAGCATAGCCAGAGAAAGGCGCTGTACTAGATAGTCTATTTTCTTTTGCGTTAACACCTGCTGGTACGACCACATCGCCACTTATTAATGAAGAGGACGCAGTATCCAGAACCCCGATTTTTGAAATTAAGACTTGGAGGAGCGACTTCAGCATGACGCACCTCCTACAAGTGAAGTGTTACGCTGCCCCTTCGCTGGGAACGAATTTTGCCTCAAGCGGTTGCTGATCGTCCGTCTCGCAATAGAGACTAACGGTATTCCCCTTCCGAACCGGAGTTGTAATTCTGAGATAACCTTGAGAGTTAACGCAACACGTTCCCAGCTTTCCGGTAATGCCGACATTGACCGATGGCCGGTTTCCGCCGAATGTAATCCATCCATCACTTGGAGGCGTATAAAGTTGAGCCTGAGCGTGGTTAACAAAGAACGTTGTTCCGGGATTTGGGTTTGAGAAAAGACCTTGACTTCCGACCCATTCCTTCTTACTCTGCAAGAACTTCTCCGCAAAGAGCTGGATAAGCTGTTTAAGCATAGGCCACCTCCTTGCAGAATAAGTTTCTTAAGAATTTGCCCCCCCCCTTCCGATAGTTTTATAAAATCTAACCAAGTGAATAGTGCCGTAAATAATGTAATGGACGGAAGCCCCTTTTACGCAGGGAGTAAAGACTTTACCTTGGATTCCGCTTGCCCCCGGAACACCTGCATCCAAAGTTCCCCAAACATTCACACCGGACAATTCCCCTCCCTTGGTAGCACATACGAAATAACCATCTGTCGGAGCTACATAGGTATTTTCTACATTAGCGGTTGCAATGGAAGTCAAGTCAATATACTGGCTAAGCTCTGGCATAGCCTGATGCCCTACAAGCTCGGCTTCCTGTTTGCTGTAGAACTTGCTCAGCAGGAGGCTCAATACGTTTTTCAGCATAATGCGCCTCCTGTTCTGAGGCTATTTAGACGATTCGTTGCGAACGAAGGTAAGATTCCCTGAGCCCGAGTAGACACCAAGATCCACAACAATTTCATCGCCCTTCTGTATCGGAATAGAAGCCCACTTCCAACCACAGGCAACGTTAATGAGGTAGCTAATCTTTCTTGTGGAGTTTTCCAGTCTGAACCAATTGTTGCTAACTTCATTGGCTCCGCCAATCTGAAACACTGCCCAACCGCTAAAGGGGGCAATGAGATTTTGTTGTCCCCCTCCGGCAATTGATTGATTTTGAGCTGTAGTGCTCGGTCCACATTGATAAGCGATGTCTGGATATTTATTTTGCAGAAACCTCTCTGCAAATAATTGGATAAGGCTCTTAAGCATACTGAACCTCCATAAAGAAGTTCAACAAATTTACCCCCCCCCATTCCGATTGAGGATATAAATCTCCACTGCCAACTGTTTTGGTTATACAAAGAGATGTTAACTGTATCCCCTTTAGCGACTGGAATCATCGCCGCCTGGGTCCATGCAGGCACAGAAACTTCCTGCGGGCCGCCTTGAACTGATAGACCGTTGCGAAAAAGTTGCATATCAAAACCACCAACATTCTTCGCATTAGCTGAAGCGGTAACAAAACCATCGGCGGGACAAATGTATTCCTGACCTGAAATACCTATGTCTATTCTTCCCGGAGCAGCATTGTGAGCCGCTTCGCTCGGTGTAGTCCTTGTATTCAATAGTAATTGTAGTAACTGTTTTAGCATTTAAGCTCCTTTTCCGGGGCTTAAACGCCCCGTGTTAATTCGGTAAATTTAGTGGATAAACAATCGCTCGAACCCCTGTTCCTGACCATTGAAAAGTAACGACATCTCCTTTTTTTAAGAAACAATTGACAGCGTTGTTGTATCGATATGACCTGACAAGAGTGACAAAAACACTCGCGATTTCTATCAAACTGTAAGAAGTAGTTGTACCTGGAGGATAACTATTGTTCACTCCAAGAACCACGAAACAAGCATATGGAGCAACATAGTTTTGAGTATTTCCGTCGCCATCTGGTAAAGAAATAATTACAGGATTACTCCAATTCGGTAGCGACAATCTATCGGCTTCAGAACCATATATTAATCTATTACCCCCCCCCACGCCGTTTACAGATCTACGTGGTACAAATAAACTGCACAGCAAACTGGCTAATTCTTTAAGCATGGAAAAAACCTCCTTGTCTCATAGAGTTTCGGGCATTAACTGCCTGTTCCAATTCATAGGCCAAAGCCTCCGGAAATTCCGGGTAGTCGACAAACGGGAATCCTTGCTGATCCGGAAGGTCTTTGAGCGCTTGGCGGTAATCCAATAAAGCCTGACGATCACTTTCTGTTAATTGAGCTCTCTTCGATCTGGCCGCAGACTGAACCGTAATATCCGGAAGCTGGACGTACTTGTCAGTGTCAGAGATTCGAGCATTGCGCTCACCTCTCACCTCTTGTTCGTAACGATCTTGGACAAATTCGTCATCCAATTCCGGGAGCTCTGCCGATAGATAGAAATTCCCGTCAGCGCTCTGAAAATAACCTTTAGGACTTGGCTCCATTTTCCAGAAATTGATTATGGTGCCATCGTCTCTTTTGAATTTTTCAGAGAGCTTGTAATGACTCTTGGCAAAAGCCTCATCCTTCGGGTCTGTAAAGGCATGCTGACCAGGAGAATTGGAAGACACCACAACTTTTCCGTCTGAGTCTTTCAGTGAGTATTTTGCCAGCGGCTGGCTCATTGCCTTGGCAAGCATTTCCTGCCTAACTTGTTCTAAGGTCTTCATTGTTTATCCTTCGGAATTGTTTAATTTGTCGATGGTGTTTCTGACTCAGCAGAGTTTTTGGCATCATCAATTTCTTGCTGGGTACCACCGTTTTCAAGGATCAGTTCTTCGAGAATCGGACACAGGTAGTCATCAACGTGACCATTGAAATAAGTTTCAGCCCAAGATTCCGCACCGGCTGTAAAGTTGATATTCGACCGCGCAGTGGTCTGTTGCGTCTCTGTAAGGGCTTGAGCCGCCTCGTATGAGACACTCGGCGTTAAATCCGTGTAGTCCGCAGATAAAAGAGCTGTCCCGGCAGATGTGTCCACAGACGCAATCGTGAACATTCTTCCATCTGTTCCGACTACGGTGTCACCAGCTTTAATGTTGCCTTGAGGCTTCAAATCCGAGATTTGAATAGTGGCCGAAACTTGGAGCGCTTGATTGATTACTCTGACAGCATAGGCACTTGCCGCCGCCTCTAAAGCTTTCGCTTCCGCAGTCTGCGCAGCAGTCTGGGCGGTTGTTGCCGCCGTTTGTGCGGTTTCAGCATTGCTCTGGGCCGTTTCTGCTGCCTGTTGCGCCGCCTGAGCAGTTTGCAGAGATTGGGCCGCATTGTTAGCCGCTGTTTGGGCACTAGCAGCTGAACCTTGAGCGGCAGTCTGAGCCGCTGAAGCCGAAGTTTGTGCCGAGTTCGCCGTTGTAACTGCCACCGTGGAAGCATCGACCGCACTCTTAGATTGAGCAATAGCAGTCTGTATATCTGCATCCCAATCGTCGACTACTTGCTTCAAAGTCTCAACTTTTTCATTTGCAGCATTCGCTTCCGCTAATGCATTCGAAGAAGTTGAATTTGCTGTCTGTGCTGTTTGCCGAGCTTCCTTAGCGATCGATAGAGCTTCTTCGGAATTGTCAGAGGCTTGGTCTGCGTACGCGCCAACATCGTTAATGGCGTCTTCCGTCTGCTGAAGAACTTCGGGGCCGCTGATAACTCCGGTTCCTGTCGGCGTGTAATGAAATTGGAATTTCGAATCTGCCATGATCAATTACTCCGGCAAGCGCAAGAAATAAGCGAGCGTGTAAAAAGGCGGCTCATTGGTAACGCCTGTGATCTTTGCGTTAGCTGTTAAGGTGTGCGTGTGCGTTTGACTTCCACCAGTAGAACCGATACTCAATCCATGCTGATGAGAGCCGTTAGAAGATGTTTCTCCCGTCCAAGTTCTGGACGCATCGATATTGAAAACACCTCGACCATTTTGACGACCATCGGAGCATCCGGGATGATCGCCTACGTAAACAAGAGGACCGTTACCAATCACGCTCAACCAGTTGGCGGAAATTTGTCCGGTGATGTTCATTGAACCTCTTGTGTGGGTATGAGCACCTGCAGGAGATGTGCTACCTGAATGAGAATGTGCTGGCATCTGTGCGGCCGTCAGCGCAGTAGCACCAACTGTGCCGTTAACGGTCAAATCTGGAATCTCAATAGTTGAAGCACCGCCAGTTGTGCCCGAATCTTTTGGTAAAGAGCCTTTTATAAATTTTCCAATCAAGTTTGGAGTTACACCATTCTTCCCGTCACTCTGGCCATCACAAAGGATCCAACCTTCGTCGGCTTGAGTAGTACCCCAAAAAACTGGGCGTCTCCCATCACTTCCACCTAATGTCACGTTATGAAACGGAACTACGGCGCCGGCTGGAACGGTAATGTCGATATTTTTCCAAACTGCTCTGTTAGTTCCAGGCGCCACCTTTGTGGTTGATGGTCCGTTGGCTTGGATGCAGCGGTACTTAGTCCCATTCTGCATAACCTCGTTCCCAACTTCGTAGTCCAAGAGAGCGGAATAATTCATAATCCCGCCCTGTTGATACCACAGCAAAAATTGAGAAAGCAAGAAAAAGACGCCATTGAAGTCCGATTTAAACGGAGGAATGCCGCCTTGTTCGATGGGAATAGCATTTTCTCGTCCCCAACCTATTTGCTGAGAGAGTCGTCCTAAACCAGCCTCTTCTGAAGTTAACGGAGGAATGGTAATTTCTCCGTCCTGGGCGATAGCCGCGCTTAATTGATACTTTGGATAATTACTCATATCTCAATGACCTTTGAGGGATTGAAGACACCTTGATTAAAGGGCAATAAATTGGATCCGAAGAATCCGAATACCAGATTGTTTGGAACGACCGTCTCCACATTTGCCAAAACCCCAGCAGGCCTGTTTAACAATCCGTAGTTTTGCAAAATGGCGATTTGGACAGCAGAGGGATCTCCAACAATGCGAATCGTTATCGTCATATCCTGGTAGTCGGTGACAAATGCCGGCAGGCCTATCAACCGAGTAAGCAAAGAATTAATGGTTTCAGCCGTAGAGTTCGAGACGTTTACGACGGCTCGATAAAAAATCAGGAACCGGAAAAACTCATCATCCAGCCGAGTGTCCTGACCGTCAACAACGAGGTTACGATTCACGCCTACGCGCTTCCCCCACCAATCCAGCCAAACCCCGGAGGCTGTATCAGGGTTCAATATGAAATTAAAAAACGCGTCCAGTTGAGGAGACGCGTCTATTTCGGCATTGAAAAGTAATCCTAATTGTCTGTATCGCTCTGAGTGCGAATACTGCGACTGGAGCGCTATAGAAATAAGCGATCGGACATTTGAGAGTTTTCTGAAATCCTCAACACTCAGAATATTCCGCCAAGTTGCAGAATCTGCCATCGTTAGCCTCCTGTTTGGAATACAAGAGAGACATCGGACTCTTGAATCGTGGGCTCCACATTCGCAGGAATCTGGACACTGGATCCGAAAGCTCCGGATCCCAGAGCTACTTGGATGGATGCAACCGGAACAGCTGTAGCTGACTGAATTGCGGCATAGAACCGAGACGCGTAGACAGTCGACGCCAAAGAAACGCGGTCATTCGCACCCTGTCCTAGAACATCATTGATCACAGTCTGAATGACGTTGTTTTTCTCGGTTGGATTCATTGAAGTGGCAAAGAATTCGATCTTTACCTTCAAGGCTTGATTCTGCGGCCTGACAATGTTGTAGACGTAGGTGGCGTTGTAGAACCTAGAATCTGTGTACGAAACCTGATAAGTTCCAGTAGTCCCGCACCCTGCGTCCTTTCGCTGATAGATCGTTTGAGCGATCTGCTCATCCTCTCCGCCAACGATAGCGACCAGAATGGAATGAGGATTGATGCTCACGCCAAATTGAGTGATGGCGGCATTCGTCGGATTCTCTAAAACTCTGACATCGAGAACGCCCTCTAACGCGGCCAAATTTGCCTCAATCGCTTCGACATACCCGGTGGCATTGACAGCATAGCTTTCAACCATTCGGTTTCTAAGTTCTGCGTCCGTCTCTTCATCTCGGCCGATGACGCCGGCGGGCGGATTGTTAATGGGGTCCCATCCTGCAATCGTTGTGACGATCCTGTTCACTGCTCCCGCCGCTACTTCTAACGGTCCGTGTTCGATTGCAGTAAATGTAGTAGTGACACTTCCTGTGTCTCCGATTCGTGCGCCTGCTGCCGCCGAATGTCTGTACTGGTTGCCGAGAGAATCTTGAGCGATCGCACCATAGGGAATAACCGTCCCCTTCAGGCCGGTCAGAACGCAGTTGACTACCGTGGGCTCGGAGATTTTGCGGTCTAAACCGTAAAGCGCCGCCAGCGCATCTAAGAATTTTCCTGTTGCGAGATCCGGATTAACCATGTTCGACAGAAAAAGAATCTCAGAGTTTTTGGCCTCGATTTCGGCCACGATCAGATCAAGGACCTGCCCCATCGGGGAACTGGGCTCGATGTTCAAAAGCGGATCTGTGGGCGATGTTTGAAACGCCTGCTGAATACGTGAACCGAGATCAGAACGAATCTCTTGCGTGCTGGGCAGTTCAACGCCGACCAAAGGATTAAAAATGATTTGAGCCATAATTTTTTAGAACACAAAAGAAACTGTTTCGTCCTGCTCTGTCGTTATCGTGATCTCTCCGTGGAGTGTCCTCGTTTCCTCATTGAACTCGGTAATGTCAACAGAATCAACGGACTTCACACCATCAACCCTATTCCCAGCCTCATGGATCAATTGAGCAAGGACGGAGGAATCCAGCTTTTTGGCGAGTTGGGCTTCCTTCCATGCAATGCCGTTGGCCTGCTGGAAATAAGCGTCGTTGGTCCACAACCGAATCTCGTTAGCCAAGTTCTGAGCTATAGCCAAAGCTCCGGACGTTAGGAGAATGTTTCCTTCCTTTGTCAGCTGAAGATCCCATGACTGAGGACTCAGAAGAGCTGTTTTTGCTGTATGCGGCATGATCTAACTTCCTCGTTTACTGCGGGGCGCCGGTGCTTGAATTTCCGCTTTGGACGCCTGTGTGCGTGTGGCTGGTGAGGCTGATGCCCTTCGCATTTACATCACCTGTGAATGTTGCATCAGCACCGCCAGAACCACCGCCGGAAATCGGTCCGTTCAAATTGATCTGAGAAGAATTGACTGTGAAACTGGTGCTCGCATTGACCTCACACTCCGGAGCCTCCATCGAGATCTTTGTCGGAGCTTTAATCTTGATAGTTCCCTCATCTTCCAAATGAATAAAGACTTCCGGAGCTTTTCCCCAAAATCCCCCGATGTAGAACGAATCGGATGGATCAAATTTTCGGTAAGTTGCAGGGACCTTTGGAGTCGTGCTGCCGTTGATGTTTGAAATGTCTTGCTTTGCCACAACTGCCAATCCGATGTCTCCCACCTTAGGATCACAGATAATCGCGGCTTTGCCATGCTGAAGACGAAAATACGGGAGCTTTGGAATAGTAGTCACTTCCAAACCGTCTCCTGAATTATTTCTTGGCTGGAGAAGTGGCTTGACCGTGACATATCCGGCGCCAGCTTCTTCTCCTTTACGTTCCACTGCCGTCACAACAACAGGCAAGGAGGTACTTACCACTTGAGAGATCAGCGAACGAATAAAAAACTCCATCGAGTTCAACGGATTGCTGGAGGCGAAGTTGTCATAGTTCGCACTAAGTTCTTTGTTTGACATTTACCACCTCGGATAAATTCCGGAGATTGAAGTTTTCCAAGAACCACCGGCCGGATCATTCGCACTCAATTCATGTTTTAGGGCGACGATCTTCCAAGTTCCGGAAGCATGAGGAACGATAGATTCCAGTTTGAAATTCGCTCCGATCCTCAACTCCGGACGGAAAAAACATGAGACGTTGATCCCGTTGTTCGAGAATGTTGGATAACCAATCATGCCGTTAGAGGAGTTAATCAATGGCAATTCGCCTTGTGTCTTCCGGCTCCCTTTCTTCGGCATGAGAACAACTTTCTCATCATCAAACAAAAGATTTGCACCAACTGCATCTGCAATTCTGCGCATTTTTGTCACTGGGTCACCGTTGATAATGCAATCACGGATTGAAGCAGTGACTTCATTATTTTCGAGAACGTACCCGACTTCTTTTGAAATCTGCTCAATCAAGCCTGAAACAGTTTGGTTACCTGTGACAGAAATCGGAGGTTGAGGAATTAAAGCGGGAAAAAGGCCACAATTTGCCTCGACCTTGAACACCGGACTCGGAGCTGTATTGAAGTCCGCCCAAGCATTTATGATCTCGCCTTTAAAGATAACCGATAAGGTCTTCCCCTTCTGTCCCGCAGAAATATTGATTTTGTTCCGCTTCAAAGAAAAGGATTTGAAGCCAAGATGTGTCAACCGCTCCATGGTGTTCAGGGACAATCCTTTCAGAACAACTGAAGCTTTTGGATATGCCGGACAACCTGATTTATCAATGGAGACAGACATCGCAAAGTCTTTGAAAGTGATCGCTTCTTGTCCATCCATGGCGACCGTTACAGCAATGTCTTTCTGTGTGTAAGTAGTCTCATTGAGCACCATTTAAAACCTCGTTCTCGCTTGCATACACAAGGATCCATCGGTCGTTTAAGCCTTCATATTGAGGATCTGAGTTGCCCAAAGTGTCGATCATTCTGAGTTTGCCTTTAAAGTTCGGAGAAGGATAAGTATTGATGTCCGTTCCCACGCAAACCTTGCGGCCTTTGAATATTTCGACCTCTTCACAAGTCAGATTGCAGTACATGTGATCAGCTACCTGCCTTAGGCTGATGACGCAGTTCTGCCCGTCCAACACGACAGAAAACTCTTGCCATGGAAGAGCTGAAATATTGATTTGAATCATGTTTCACCACCATTGCAACCAGATGGTTAAAAAGGTTTCTACTTGCCGAGGCCTCCAGCCCATTTGATCAAGCTTTGAGCCATCGTCGGTTTTGTTTGGGCCTGCCCTGTGTTTACCTTGACTGCAGAAGTCGCTCGCTTTGGCGAATAAGCGATTTTCTGTTGGTTTAGATTGACCGTGATGATCTCAACGAAAGAGGCGTGTATCGACAACATACAGGCATTAGATGTCTGAGTTCTGGAGAAGTCATAGTGCTCCAAAGCCATATTCCGCCAGATTTTTGCCGGAGAAAAAATCGTACAAGTGTCTGTACTGTTCATCCTCCGGTCTAACATTGCGAGCGCCAAAACCTGTACGGCATAGCTTCCATTGAACAAAAATTCGACGTTTACCCGCTCAGGTTCCCGCACAATGTTGTAAGCGGCCAACTGGCCCTTTTCGATCGGTTCAGTTGGAATCCGAGAACTCTGGTCTGCGTCAACTGCAGCAATCGAAACGTAGGGAATAAACGGGAGCAGATTGTTTCCAACGACTGCCCACGACAATCCCATGATTGAATTTATAGACGCCATCAGAAATCAACCCCCGAAGCGGCGTTATTCAACATGTCTGTAGATCCTTGCATGGCCTGAGAGACACCTTGATTAACTCCTTGAATAACTTGTTCCTTGTCCGGATTTCCGTTGAAATTGACTACAGTCTGGTTGGAAATCGGAGAGTTTATGTTTGTCGTTCTGCCTTTTTCTTTGACAACTCCTCCGGCATTTCCGACAGTAGCCCCAGCCGGTGCCACCACAGCCTTCTTCTTGTCATCACTTCCGAACCAGTTCATGGGATTAACCCACGAAGGCATTTCAAAATTTGTGATGTCTGACAGAGCACTGGAGATCCAGTCAACGATCGGCTGAATGCTGCTTTTGATAGATTCAAAAGCACCAACAAACTTATCCCTTAATCCGGATACAGAGTTGATGACCTTCGCGATAACCTCAGCAACCTTCCCTATCGTCAGAACGATTGTCTCAATAGCTACCTTGATGACAGATCCGAAAGCCTGCAGAAAAAGATCTCCGACAGGCTTTAGGGCGTCCATCAGATCTTGGATGGCTTTCCACGCATCTTGGAAGCTTTTGCGAAGCTCCTTGATTTCATCGTCAGAAGTGCCCATTGATCTGAGCAGGTCTTCAAACGCGCTTGGTCCGCCTTTTGCAAAACTGATTAGGTCATCTAATGCAAGGGCTAAAGCAACAATGCCGGCAACAACCAACCCAACAGGACTGGCTAATAAACCCAACGCCTTCCCACCCAGCATTAACGCCGACTTCGGACCTAACGCTAATGCCGCGGCTCCCGCAACCAATTCCAGTGCTATTTTGATGAACTCACTATGTTGCGCAACAAAGTCCGTGAACTCACCAAATTTTTTCATCCCCTTGTCGACGTACGGAAGAAACACCTTGGCAACCTGATTGCCGAGGTTCTTCATCGACATGGTTGTGATTTCCCATTGGATTTTGAACCGTCTGGCGTTTTCCGCGTCTTTAGGAGACAGTGCCATTTGCCGGTACTTTCCAACAAGCTCGTTCATTTGCTTGTTGTTCTGAAGAAATACCGCAGCACTTTCCCGGGTAAGGCCGAGATACTTCAAGGCATAGTTGGCCTGGGCATCGTTCATGCCATTGAGCTGTTTTCCCATGCGCAGAAAAACAGAAGCACTGGCGCCGGTGCGGTCGGTGAACGATTTCAGAGCATTAGTGAACGCATCTGCAGAACCTCCCGCAGCCACGTTCGCTTTTCTCCAAGCATCCAGCTCAGAGACATTCATCCGGACTTCTTTTGAGAGCTTGTCTAACTTATCGCCCTCATCAATGAAGTTTGTGAACATCATCTTGGCGCCGAACATGGCCGCCAAGGGACCGGCATATCCCTTTATCGCTGAGAAGACCTTTGAGGCCATTGAGTCGAGTTTTTGCAGGGCCTGAGATCCCTGTTTTGCTCCCTTCTCAATGTCTTTTCCAGCCTTTTGACCTGCTTGAGAAGCTTGCCTCATTGAAGCAGTAGCAGCGTCAGAATTATTTTTGACTGATTCGACTGCCGCAGCCGTTTGATCGCCAATCGGATTGCCCAGAAGTTCATCAAGATTGTCTCCGGCATCCGCAGACTTTTTGATCAAGAAATCGATCTTCTTTGAGAGACTATCGAAAAACTCAATGATCCCATCGGCATTTAAACCAATGTCGATTAACAGACTGTCAGTTGTTTTTGCCATTTTCTAATCCGATTTATTTGCAAGCCACGCGTTGTAGTTTTTGACTAGAAGGATCTCATCGAGCTGGTACGCTTCTTCAAGCGTGATCGTTGTCTGCAACTCCGTGAGGGTTGCCATTCCTCCGGATATAAGCCGGGAGAACAAAGGCGGGAAGTTGCTAACTTGGGCAACTCCCCGAACCTTCGCGCAATCTGCTAGGAACTCGGCTCTACGTGGGAGAACAGTTTCCCGAAATTTTGAAAAAAACTGAAGTTCACCTTCAGGGATTCAACACGAAGGCGGATCAAAGTCATCGGGTTACTAATGTAGCCGTCGGCATCGTCATACGAAAATTGACGCTCATTGTTGCCATCAATCTTGTACACACATGTCAGAAGCTCATCTAGGAGGGCCTTCGCTTCCATGTGAGGGACGGATGCCAGCGCCCTAATAATTTCTTTATACGAAACAGAGGCGTCTAAATCGAGGTTTTTTCCTGTCAAAAGGAGAATCCGGATTAAGAGGTCTTCTGATTTCGTTGCTGGGAACGGGTAAATTTTGAACGTCAGCTGCTTATCGCCGTCTGTTGTTTTGAAGATAACCGGCTCTCTCATTTAGATGCGCTCCATAGATTCGAAGTGGAATACCCAGGTCGTGGCAGCCAAGACTTTATTAAGTCCGGGCATGGGGTTTGCTGTCTGCAATACACCGTTGGAGAACTGGTAGGTCTTGCCAATTGATGGAATCTTGATTGTCAGATTGCAAACGTAAAGCTGTTTATTTGAGCTCATAGCCTCAAACAGCGTTGTAAATGCGGCCGCTGTCGGAGAGTTTGCTTCAAGCGTGATTGTGACTGGATAAATATTCGGTGTGACTCCGGCGGCCATACGACCGTCAACACCCATTCGGGTCTCGGCAACCTGCTGGGAATCGGCAACAATAGCCGCATCTGTGGAGAATCTTTCCAGTTTCAGACCGTTCGGGTAAAGCTCTTCAATCGTCATCACTGCTGACGCATTGGCGGATGTGATGTCAAAGTTTTGTACGGGCATTTTTATTCATTCCTAAATGAAAAACCCGCCATCACGACGGGTCTTTGCTGTTGTGAAATTTTGATTACATGACGGCGGTCAAAGGCATCTCAATTCGTTGGATGCTGCCGGCATAGGTGTACCAAAGTCCCAAACGAGGGCTTCCTCGCTGGGTTCTCACATTTGCCGACGGAGATTCAATGAGGTACCAATAACCTTTGGAGTAGAGATCCTGTTTGATCGTTGAGTTGTTGGTTTCCGTCAACAATTGCTGAATCTGGGAGTTGGACAGTGCCAGCCCTGTATCAATCACGCCATTACGCTTGGCATCGTTGATGGGATCAAGCAACCATGCCTCGACATAAGCAAAGCCGATTGCGTTGTAGGGAGCGCGATTGATAGCCGCGAACCCGTCCATGATCTGACGCTGGATGCGGGCCTTGAACCAAATCATGCCGTAAAGGGCATCAATCCATTGATAAATTCCGGAGAGCAGACAGCCTCGGTTGATGAAATCAAACTCCGCATTACGTGTTGCGAATGCACCCACGTAATTGACCTTGAGATCATCCAAGGCTTCCGCCACTTCGTCGCTGAGAACGGAAGCCTTAATTCCGGAAGCCGACTTCGCAAACCACGTCTTAATGCCCTGGATAGCGGACCAATCAATAGAAGCGCCAACTGCAAGGAATGCCGCGGCATCCTGAGCGGTACCGTAAACCATCGCCAAACAGTTGTAGTTGTTCTCCGCTAACTGAGCGGCTTTCGTTGTGGACTGGGTAGATTGATCAAGCATCTTTTTGTCTGTGGACCAATCAAAGTACACGTAGTCATCATCAATGTCGGCCCAAGCCGCTAAAGCGGAAGCCTCAGCCACCTCTGTTGCATAAAGAGTTGTGAATCCGACCCAGTTGCGAGAAACAGAGGTGACAAGGTTCATATTCTGCGCCGGGGTCAGAGCATCGGAACCTTGAGAGAGAACGGCGCCGGAATCCTCAGTCAATCCAAGTAATGCGGAAACATCCGTTCCTGTTGTCGCTTTTGTAGCGAAGGAGATTGAAGCGGTATCGCCTGTCTCTGTGGTGGTCAGGATGATGGCATTTTGAACAGCGTTAAAGGCGCCGGAAACCGCTCCGACTGCAGAAGCCAGCTCAGTTGCAACGTCACTGAAAGACTTAGCCGTGGAGAAGTCGAGGTTCACGACCTCTTTTTCTGTGCCGTTGACCGAAATCGTCAGGGAACCGGTCTTGATTGCTGTCAGCTCAGAAAGTTGGACAGTGATCGGAGCTGACTTAATCCAAGCGGCCGCATCTGCATTGATTCTGCGGGCCACAAATAAACGATTGATCGCCTTTTGCTGATTGTTCACTCCGGAGAAGTATTGATTAGCAAAGTCGACCTCAGGGGATTCGGCACCAAAATAATTCCCGACAGCGGCGGCGGTCACAAATTCCAGTGCCGGAGAATCTGCAGGAATCAGAGCATTCTGGGTCAGCAGCAGACCATTTGTTTCAAGATCGGCGCTCCCAGCTCCAATGATGCGAGGGGTTATAGAAACCAATCGATTAGCATTGATTGACATATTTTTCCTCAAAATAAAAAAGCGCCAGAAGGCGCCGACGATAATTGCTGAGGTGCTAGCTGAGAGCTACACCAAAAACTCATTTATTTGAAAATATCCTTTACAGCCTTAATCGCTTTCGCAATCACCCAAACTGCGAGCCCGTAACCGATTAGGTAAACAGGAAGAGCTGCATACAAAGGAACGGCAGTGACCATGGTTAGGGCCTCCGCTAGGTCGTGTAAAATGTTCATATTGACTGATTCCCTTGCAATCAGTTAACTCAAACCCCGCTCAGCTACCAACTGATCGGGGCTATTTTTTTCATAGAATTCTTATTCTTAGGACTGACATCTTGACCGGCTCTTCGGGCCGTTCTAAAATCTCACCTATAGCTAGAGATTGTTCTGTTGACCGGTGTAAACCTTTCACCGAGCCCTTAGGTGGCGGTAATAGCACAGCGTCTCTGGCTTTTCTTTTTCTCATTTCAATTTCAAAAGAAGCCTTTTTCTTATCAAACCATCGGTTTCCTTCGGTGTTGACGTTGTACGCATGGAAGTCAGTGCTTGACGTTTCTCCTATATCGACAGCCACTGTTTTTTTAATGCCATTAACCCTTACGTTTTTCATTTTTGTATGAAAGGCCACTTGCGGAGTATGGTTGACAGCCTCTTTCCTCCCGAAGTAGGAGCCTTTTTCTATTACTTCTGGAACAAAAGGAAGAACCTCTAGTATTTCTCGTAGGTGCCCGGAAAATTTCTTAAATTCCTTTCTCCCTTTGCCATCGAAAACGACAGAAACTGTTTGCTTCTTCCCAGATATCTCCACCTCAGTGCTAACCGAACCTCCTCGCAGTTCATTGTCGTAATAGAGGACGATAGCTTTAGCGGGATTACCTCCGGCCTTTTGCAAGTAACTATGAATATCCTTTGACGGCGGACTCTCAATGAGATTTTTCCCCGATTTCGGATAGGACTGCTGGCTTTCTACCTTCTTTCCTACTTTCCCTTCCAGTTTGCCATTCTTACCGACTGGTATATGAGTGCCATTCACCGTTATCCACTTTGCGGCATCCTGAGCATCACCAGGGTTTGTTGCGTAAGTTCTCCCAAGCCCATACATTAGTCCAAGCTTGAATGCACGCCCAAGTTTGAAAGCAAGTTGCGCGTTCATTGCTTTTCCTTCGGCGGGTAGCTCACATCAACGTTTTTCAGGTCAACATCAACCGCACTAAAGAAGCCCATCGAAACTTTGATCTGGCTCTGCATGCTGAGATGAATCATCAGAGTGGATCTCCTGACATAGTTGTCAGAGTCCCCGACAATGGTGGTGTCTCTAGGATCGTCCGCATGAAGCAGGCTGATTCCTCTATCAACAAAGAACTGGACGCCGACATGAGACCTGCATACAGTCTCCAAGGCCTGAGCCCTCAGCATGGCATTCATTCCGTCGGAGCCGTTTAAAGTCGATGCGTAGCAATCGACCTGAACCAAAACCTCTGTAGTCGTTGAGAGATAAACGTTGTCATCGTTTTGGTCCTGCTCCCAGTCCTCGGCACTCGTCCCGTGTCGAACGCTGGAGATGTAGGAATAGATGACGTAATCGTTCCCTTCAGGAGGCAATGCCAGATTGTTCTGGTTACCGTAGAAAATGTTTTCCGGCGCCACTTCCGGAACTGCAAATATCTCAAGAAATTCTTGGATCGCTGTCCGGATATTCGGGCTCAGGTTTTGTGCTTTCATCTTCTTCCTCTACGATGTTCAGCTTCTGAGGCGTGGTTTGGAATGTGCAGCGGACCGCCTCCCAACCTGCGTCCGAAAAATCCTCGATCACCGCAGTGATCAACCACTGGCCTCCTTTGGAATCTTCGACATAATCTCCCGACCTCGCTAATGGCCTATAGATTGCCCAAGGCCGCTGCTTCTGGTCGCTCGATGCGTAGAGGTACAGGCGCCGGATGATGGTGTTCTGTCCGGCTAAGTTGGCATGGTCAAGAGCGCTATCGCCTTCGCTTTGAAAATTCCCCTGAATCTCTTCAGGCGGTGCGTAATACGCTTGGACGACTCCTCCTACATTCTTTTGGCCGACCGATCGATACAGCTTGAATATTTCGTCAGCATAGTTGGCGTTAATCGCCTGGCGGACAATTGCGTGTAGGTTGAGAGACATTAGGAAACCTTCCAAGTTATGGAGCTTTGCAGGACGCCACTCAGCGTTAGAGGCTTTGTAGTCATCACGTTGTTAGGGAGAGTGCCTTTCCCTTTAGCTTTCTTGGCCTTGTCCATTTCTCCTCGAGCTTCCAGTAAAGCCATCGTGAGTTTGGACCGTTTTTCGAAGGAACCAGCTGGGATACCTGCATTTCGAATAGTTTCCTTAATATCGTCCGTCGCCATTTGGCCCATAATTCCAAGGGAATACTGAATATCGAAGGTCTTGAGAAACCTTGATTTGAATTTTGCAGTCCAATCTGATCGCTTTTTAGCGTAGGTATCTCTCATGAATGGGCGTGCCGGAAGATGCAACGTCCCAAAATTTTGGATGTAATTTCCATCCTTATCATGGATTGGCAGGTCTAATATCCCCGATAAATACGCATTTTGCTTCCCTGATACCCTTTGCACCCAACCGTACTCTAAGTACATGGCATAGGTCGCCACATCAGGGATCATGACTCCAACTTCAAGCTTCTTATTTTTTTCAGCTTTAAGTTTGTCTGCTAGCTTTTTGAACGCATTGTTAGATGTGATGTTGATGCCCATCATCATCCCCACGGATGGTAATTGTTTCCCGGATAAACTCTGCCGCCGATTCGGTATTTGGCAGTCAGCGTCCAGTACATGGCGCCGCATTGTGTTTGAGCCCACCAATCTCCGACAAAAGTATTCGTTTTCAGAAGATCAAAGCTGGTACTCACACTTCCCTGCGTAGCACTAGCAATCCTGCCAACCTGACCGTTCGGCTGCTGGCTGAGTGTCAGCAGGTGGCAGGTTGCAAGATCAAGAAGGCGCTCCCTTGTATAGATCTTGTTGTCCGGATCATAGGGAGCAAAGCTGTCGGCGTCCGTATTCCCCACGAACTCCACCGCCACATCAAAGTAGAACTGAAGAGTTTCGTCCGGGAATTTAACTTCATCCGAAAACGCAGGATGAAGGATTCGAAATTTTTCAGGATCAAAGACGACGACAGCCATTTTGTTAACCTTCTTCGTTCTTAACTTCTTCAACGTTGACCGATTCAGGATCGATCGGATTGAGGCCGTGGGACGCTTCTTTTAACTCGTCCTCGCGGCCTCTGAATTCTTGAACTGATTTCATCTCAAGCAGGCACGGAATACCGCCATTCACGCCTGTGAATACAGCCTCCTGACCATGCATGCGCTTGATGTTTTCCCAGTCCTCTTTATCGATCTGGAATGCGACAGAGTTTCCCTTGCCCAGCAGGATCCCGTCACGTTTTCCTCTAAGCGAATCATTTACGCCCGGAAAAACGATCGTTTTTGTTCCGCCATTGCCATTCGGCACATCATCAAATTTGAGGCCGTGTGCCAGAGTGCAAGCAATGATCACCGTGGACTGAGTTTTAGCAGTGCTCTTCTTCTGGGTATTGCTGAAATTGTCTGCGACAACCTTTCCGGATGTTGCTTTCTGAGTTGTGTTTGTACGAGCCATTATTTCAATCTCCTAAGAAAGAGGCCCGAGAGATCGGGCCTCCGTAGCTGGTTAGTTCAGGTTAGATGCCGAGCATCGTGGCAACGAGGCTGGGACGACGAATAACAGCGCCCCAAGTTCCGCCAACGACCTTTTGCTTGTAGCTTGACATTTCCGGAACCACACGACCCAAGAAATACTTCTCAGAGAATGCGCAGATACCAGTCTCAATGCCAAACAGGTCTGGAACAGTCATGTACAGCATTTCACCAGCCGTTGTAGTCAGCTCAGGAAGCTGAACAACCTCGATGTTGGGGAATGACTGCTTGAGCATAGTCATGGCCGTAAGACCGAAGGAGTTCGGCTCGGTCAGGTAAGGAGCTCTGGTGTTGCTGACAGCGAGAATGATGCGGGAGTTCTGATCAACCAAACCGCCGTTATTCTTGCTAATTTCAGCCCAAAGCTTGTTAATGTCGTTATAGACAATGTTGGCAGTCTTCTCAGGCTGTGCAGCGCACTTTGCTGTCCACGTAGAGTTAGCGGTAGATCCCGTGGTGATGGAGATCGGAGAAATCGAAGCGTTCAGGTTCGGGTCATTTAACAGACCGTAGACCTTCTTACCTTCGACGCCATAAAGCGCAAACTTGTTGTGAGCCATCGCCATCACGTAAGCAGAAGCCTGTTGTTTAGAAGAAACAACATTCAACTTGGCCTTGGCCGCAAGGCCGACTTCACGATCGCCATACTTGATGACGGTCTGGAACAAGAAGTTTTCGCGAGTCGGGTAATCAACGTTCACGTCTGTGGAGACGTTCTCTGCGAAGTCAGAGTAAGGAGTCACATTGCCGGCATACTCTTCGACCGGGAAGGTGAAGAAGTTATCTGTCCAGTCACCCTTTCTTTCTTCGCCGAAAATCTTTGTAGCGTTCTGGGCGGCAAACAGGATGGGGACGACCTGCGGGTCAATGAATGTCGTGAAGACGGAAGGGACGCCGACAGACACGGGAGTCTGCAATGCGGCATCTCGAGCCATTGCCTTAACCGTTGCATCGTAGTCGACGTTGATCTTACCTTTGGCGTCTGTGGAATAGGACATGAATCCTTTTGCTTCCACACCATGCACGCCTTTTTGCTTTGCTAATTCAAAATCGTTCATTTTTTACCTCAGATTAGGATCCGCTCGCGGCAGGCTGATAACCGAGGCCGTGATTGGAAATGATGATCGTGTCGCCCTTTGCAGCGCCGGCAGCACCAAATGTGATGGCGCCAGTGGTCGGATCACAGAGAACAGCTTGACCGATGGTTGCTGCCGCAGGTGCGACGATGTAGTAGTCACCTCGAACGGCAATCGTCAGCTCAGCCCCTTTCGGATAAATGTCCGGAGTATCTGTGCCCAGCTCGATGGACGCTGTGAACGTGCGCTCAACAAAACCGATCGGTTTGGCCCCTGCAGAGCCCTTCAAGGATGCGATTGGGAATTTCACGGCTGGTTCCGGTGGAGGCGGCTACAGCAAACGCAAAACCACCGCACTGGACAGTACCGTCAGACAAGTAGTTCTGAGGCGTGTAGACGGCCTGATTGAATGCAACCTGCTGTCCCGGAATACCGATAGCAGGATAGAGACCTACAGATTTTTGAAGCATCAAAAAATCTCCTATTTATTTAACATTGTTCAAAATTGCGCTGACGGCAGTCGGCTTCTCGGTCACCTTGGCGCCGGAGTCTTTCGCACCAGCTAAGGCCTTTCGACCCTGCATGTAGGCGCGATACGCAGAACGAGCTTCGGATGCGGGGATGTTTTTCAAACCGAGTTTCTTGAGTGCTGCCACATAGATGGAACCTGCGGAGTCATAGGATCCGGCACGGATAACACCTAACACCGGCTTGACTTCTTCGATTGCGGCCAGTTCAGAGTAGATGGCGTTTCGGAGAATCTTCATGGAGTCAGAGGCAGAACTCTTTTCTTCTTTGCCATCATCAGGTTTCGGATCCTCATCTTGTGCGCCTTCATCTTTCTTCTGGGCGTAATTCAGTCCGGCAGCAAAAGCCTTCTTCTCTTCTTCAGAAGCTTCATCAAGACCACAGGATTTCAGTGCATCTTCTGCTTCTTTTTCGAGATAGCGTTCTTCGCCTTCGCGTTCGTGATCAGAATCGAGGCGTTTAGGATCGTCCTTCTCACGTTTTTCGCCATAAAGGACGCCAGCTTCAAAACCAGCCTTGAAGTTCGGATCCTTCATTTTTTCATCGAGCTCCGGATCGTCGTCCTGTGCCTCTTTTTGATCATCAGGCTTGGGATCTTCGTCTCCTGTAGCCTGAGAGTAAGCCAGGTCAGACAGAGTTGTCTTAAGCTTTTCAGCTTCTTCGTCCGTCAGGCCTTTTGCCTTCAGTCCTTCGATGATTTTTTGAATCATCGCGTCTTTGTCATCATCTTGAGCGCCGTCAACGATTTTTCCGTTGGGATCAACGGAATGCAAATCGATAATCGCCTTTGCTAACGTCACTTCAGCCTGCTCAACAGCGTCATCTTTTTCCATATTGAGAAAGTCCTTATTAGAATCGCGAACTCTTACCTCAGGCCCAGCGCGCCCAGTTTCAACAAGCGCAAGATGGTTCGCTCTGATCTTGCGTTGCACATAGTCGTATTTCTCTCCGTCCGGTGTCTCACCCGGCGTGAAGTCGGGCTCGAACGTGTACGCAAGACTCAACTCACGCATTGAACCGTCTTCGATCCTGCTGCGTGCGTCCTTGTCGTAAATGTGCAGAGAGTTAACTAAAAACGGAGCCTCAAAAGCTCCGTCCGTTCCGGTAGTGCCGACCCGAGTTTGTTTGTTCTCAGGGGCTCCGTGATCATCGTGATGCTCCAGATGAATCGGGATACCGTTAATTGATTGAATCGTTTCGGGAGAACTGAGTTCTTCAGGCGGTCGATAGGCGTGATAAATTTTCTCCGGATCAAGTCCGAGCTCTCGCCAGCCTGCAATCTCCTGGCCGTAATACGGAGCAACCTGAACTCTTGTCAGCGGAGATTTTTGGACATGGAGGAAACCATTGTCATCAACAGATCGAACGCTCACAGAATCAATTGCAACCGTGCGTTTTAGATTTCCCACAGTAATAACCTCGAAAATTGTTTAGTCCGGAAGGATGCTTCTGAACTGGCATCTGCACCAATAAAGCTCACCGGGCATCACGTTCCGACCAACTTCCTTGTCGTACAGGCCTTTAGAAAGGTCAAACTCTTTGCCGTTCATCTCAATGTGACTCTCGCGAGAGGTGTACTTACCGGGGACGTGAATCCAAACCCCGCGAGTAATGCCCAAACCTTTGCAGTTAGCCTGCTGAATCTGCTGATTCAATTTGAGAGTTTGGTCAATTGCCACACGCTGAGCTCGTTGAGCCGTAAAAGAAGATGAACGACCAAGGGCTTCGACAATCTGCGAGTAGGTACCGCGACCTTCATACGCATCCATAAAAGCCGCACGGATGTTTGTCAGCTCAGACGTTGTGATGTTGCTGATGAGGCTTGTCGTGTCGGCGACCATACGCGGGAGCTCATTCACCGCCTGTGGCGTAATGAAAAAGTGCTTTCGCGTCTGCCTCATCTCGTAGGCAAAAACCGAAGCCGGAACTCCTGCAGCCAGAAGTGATGCTTTCTGGGCCGTTGAGACATCAGTAGCGAGATTCTTCACGTACCATTCAGCGATCTGACGTGTTTCCCGATCTGCGGTTTTCATCCAGTTGCCCATGTTGCGAGCAATGAATTCATCGACATTGCGACGGAATCGATCCGGATCACGAAGAACCAAGCGATTGATCTTCTCTTTGATGTTCCGCAGCCGTGCCCGATCAAGAGGATCGTCCGGTCGGAACGTTAAGGAAGCGTCCTCGGTCAATCCTCTAGCATCAGACAGATAAAGAAGAATCTCGTTGAGAATCCTATTTCTGAAGGACTTCAAGAAGGTGTCGAGCCTCTTTTTGAACTTTGCTTGTCTGCCTAGGTTCGGTTGAACGGCACGAGCAGTCTTCATTAGAAAATCTCTCCTGCTTTGTCTTCATCAGTCTTCGGCGCCGGCGCCACGTTCTCGGCCGAGCGCTGTTTCAGGAAGTTGTTCATCAGCTCATTCTGCTGACTGGGATCATCAGTCATGAGTTCGCCTTCCATCCCTTCCGGCAGTTCTTCCGGAATGAAGTCCAAACCCATATCTGAATCACGGCGGACAAACTCGCGGACTTCTTCAGCGCTCAGAACATTTCGATCCTGCAGCACTGCCAGCATGTCGACCTTTGTCTTTGCTGTGATTGCTGTAGCAGCGGCATCGGCCTCTCCGAGTTCGTTGAACTTGAATGTAACGGACGGATCAACATGACCAAACTCAACCAACTGGATAGCCTTCAAGACGGTTTGAATTGCGTCTCGATTGAGCTCCTGCTTCGACTTAATATGGTCGTAATAGTTCCGGATATCGCTCTGACCGGTCGCATTGAATCCACTCGGAGAGATTCCAAGGAGCTTGACCGCCGGCGTACGGTTGATGGCCGCAATGAATTCCAGAGCTTGCCGAATGATGCCTTCAACTCCTGAGATTGTCAGAGTGATGTTCTGCAGATCCTCGGAAGAATCGCAGGCAAAAATGGCCTCATTTGATCGATAACGCTGTAAGAGCATCATCTTCGCGTCTAACTGCTCAATCCCGCCAGCCTCAAAAGCCTCAGCAAAGTTGGTTTTGAATACCGTGAGATTGAGTTTTTCCAGAATGCTTACGCCTGTTTCCCGGGCTTTGTTCCAGTGCAGCACATAATCCCACAGGATCTGAGCTTGAGGAATGCCAAGAAAGTTGTATGCAGGCCGAAGGAGCAGCGGAGGTTCATTGTCAATCAATCGGATCAGGCGAGACGCGTGTACCTCTTGGCCAAAAACAAACCAAGACTTTGGCTTAAGGTAATCATCTTTGAGCGGCTGGTTGGCGTTGTAGAAACCAGGCGAGACATTGACCGGATCAATGACAACAAATTTGACCGACTTATCTTCACCTACCAGTTCGGCCGACTTGTCTGAGTAGTTCAAAGGAAGCTTTAAAGCCTCTCCTTCAACTCCGGTGTCAACGAAAATGAAGCATCCGCCCATGAAACCAACGATGCTCAGAGCTTCATTAAAGAGCTTCCTCAGTCGATATTTGTTCTCCTGAAGATCTTGTAGCTTCTTTACGTTGTCTGCCGATTCGTCTTCTCCGCCCTCGACCTGAATCCATTCCCGGCACATATCATCCGCAACGGTCTGAATGCAGGTGCGGATCATGCCGTTTTGCGCGATATTCTGCAGGACGCCATAGCCGACAAACGATGTCATCGGGAACTGTCCTAGATCCAAAGCGTGCTGCGTCAACGATGCATAGTACGCATTGAAACTCGAGCCAATCGCGGCATCATTTGTGAAACGAGACTCTGCTTTCTCCGGCTCTTTTGTGTTTAAGGTGATCGGAGGATAAAAGAGTGTTTTAGCCTCCTCCGGAGAGAACGATGTTCTAGGGGGCACGAAGCGAGAGCTTGCCGCATCGATGATCTTTTGATTGATCTTTCGGCGTTTGTTTTCGTCTAGTTGATTCATGATTTTCAAAATCTAAAACGTGCCTGCTGCATCTGCTCTCGGGTCAAAATGACACCTTTTCCACTCCGGAAGTAATTCAATGCCTGAGTTGTAGCGTCACAGTTGTGAACTAAGACTCCGTTTGCAAAAAACATGTGAACATCACTCACACACAGGTTGTAAACGGGCTCTATTCCACCCCAGCTTTCGGCTACAAGCTCTGGAGCATGTAGTTCTGGGTTTTCTGCCTCCACCCTCGATGGAAGTGAACTCTTGACCACAGATTTCGCATTTTTTTGTGACCGAATAACACTCGTAATTCCATCTGTATTTGGTTTCACACTTTCTTGAGCAGAACCTTCCGTTTGGACTTTTTGCCTCAAAAATGGAGCCACAAAGCGAACAGACACATTGATAAAAGGTCGGAAGCCTTTCTTTAGCATGCTGGCGATGCCAACTTCTTCCTTCTTCGCTTCTATGCCATGCACTTGCAAGCGGCCGCACCTTGTCAAGATGTTTTTTGACCCTTTCAGTTTTGTAATTAGTTTTCTTGCAGTGTTCATTCCGTGATAAACACTCAAGATTGCTAAATTCGTTATTGAAAGTGTTGCCGTCCTTATGATGGATATGAAACCCTTGAGGCACAGTTTTCCCAGAGAAGAATTCCCATATAGCCACATGGAGCCCTTTCGGAGCTTTCCTGCCTTCGTTCGTGGTGGACTGGCTAAGGTAATACTTCCTCGATCCCATGAGACGATAGGTAACGCCGTTGAACGTAACCTTCTCTGCAGGATTGGATTTATCAAGTTGCGGTATTTGAGCTTGATGCATTCTTCCTCCTCAACCGTTTGGAACGCTTTTATCTCCGCATCTCGCGTAATAAATGGGTGATCCGGAGTAGCCGTTACTCCAAACTTCGATATCACATTTCTGGCACCTGTCTTTCCGGAGAACAAAACACGTTTAAGACCGAATGGGGTTAGAACCATTTCGCCCGCCTTAATCTTTTCTATCGGCTTGTCTCCAAAAAGAGTGGCCACCTTAGTTCCAGCAACGAAACACTGGTCATCGTGAGAACCTGCAGGAAACTCAAGCAACTCACTGACGTAATGCGGCACCCAAGGCGCTGCACTGTCTTCCGGAATAAAAACATTCCCTGCCTCAAAATAAGGAGTGACGGACGATGCCCGGGCCTCTTTCGATTCAGTGGGCGTTATCGGAACAAATCCCGAAACCGTAGATTTCAGCTCAGAGATCACCGCCGATCCGTTCGCCTTATCTTCAACCAGCTTCCGGACAACACGCGGCCACTTATGGGCAAGAACTCGGACCATCTCTTTTGTCTTCACAAAATCCCATTGGCCCCGTACTTGATCAAGCAGGTAAAAATTCGGTCCTTTTTTGCCCCACACTTGACCGACCACATAGTCGGAGTTTTTGGAATCCTTGAACGTCATATCCCACGACATGAGCGTATGGTCAAACTCTGGCGGAAGGCTTGTTGCTGTCCATCTTCTAAACCACTCGAGCTTGAATAAAGCACCGCCATCGGGAACCGGATGCTGCTGATACAGTGCCTCCCAGTCACGACTGCCGATCGTTTTCTGGATCTGCAGCAGAGTTGAGAGCGGATACCGCTCAGGATGCAGGGCTTCCCCAGCTTTGCGGTGCAATTCGTCATGCTCCGCAATTGCCGGATAATTCACGATCCGGAATGTATCTCCCTCTCCCATTCTCTGGATCAATCGACCAATCAGATCGTCTGTGTGCCAACGGGTGGCCATTACGATGACGCCTCCTCCGGGAGACAGTCGGGTGTATGCGGTCGATGTGTACCAATCCCAAATGGAGTCTCGAATAGTCTTAGAACCTGCTTGAGCTCGGTCTTTAATCGGGTCATCGATAATCAGGATATCGGCACCCTGACCTGTTATGCCCCCACCCACACCGCAAGAACGATAGGCGCCGGCATGACCAACAATCTCGAAGAGGTCAGAGGTTCTTATATAGGATCCCCGGGAGTCGGTACGCACTCTCGAATTGCTGAGCCGAGTATTCGGAAACAGGTCAAAGTATTTCTCATCATCTATTACGCGCTGAACATCTCTGTTGAAGCGCTGTGATAGGTCTGAAGAATACGATGTTGCGATGATTTGAAGCTCCGGATTTCTCCCAAGGGCAAAAGCCGGAAAGCGCCTAGAAACAAGCTCACTCTTCCCGGATCTCGGAGGCATCGTGATAATTAGCCGAGGAGACTTTTTGTCCGCCACGTCCTGCAGGAACCTGTCTAGCTCATCACAAATTTCTTTGTGTACCCAGCCGAGCAGGTAGTCAGGTTTTGTGTGCAATGTGAAGTAAGACAAGCCCTTTCGGGCCTTAGCTAGTCTGATCTCCTGTATCGTTGGAAGCCGCATTCACAATACCCTCCAGCGCGTCTAATTGTTCCAAGGTGAGCTTGCTTAGATCCAGCTGGTTAACCTTGTCGACTTTAACCGGCTCTCCATCTTTGCCGGTAATTTCCTTACGGTCAGTCTCTTTCCACCCACAGCGACTCTTCATGTAAAAAATGGTCGCTGCCGGATTTCCCTCTCGGATGAGAGCCATCAACTTGCCACCAACAAAGGCGTTGGCCTTAGCCTTTCCCTTTTTTATGGCGGTGGCAAAATTGGCAAAATCTTTTTTTCGATTTCTCAAGGTTCGATAACTAATCCCGAGCGCGAGAGCAATCTCTTCCTCGTTGTCACAAACCTGAGCCAGTTGTTCAACCTTCTCCAGATCAATCTGAATGCGTGGACGAGTCCGCTTCTTTTGAACTTTTTCTTCCATGCCTTCAACCTTCTTTTGGTTAACTGGTCACATCGATGATCTTCTGAATTAAATCCTCAGGTCCGAAACTCTTAACGAAATCCTGAACCTGCTCTTTGTATTCGATCGGAATTGAGAGCGTCAGATTAAAGCGGTCTGCCTCGGGCTCCTCTTTTTCCGGTTCTTCCTCTTCCTCAGCGGGTTCGGTGGTTCCACACAACAAAGCATTCAACTCTTCGTCGGAAAAACCAGTGACCGGCGCCAAATCTGTATCCTGCAATTCCTGCAGCTCAATTCTCAAGAGATCAATATCCCAACCAGAATTAAGAGCAATTCGATTGTCTGCGAGGATAAAGGCCTTCTTCTGCGGATCGGATAATCCGCTTAGTTCGATGGTCGGGACAACCTTAAGCCCAAGTTTTTTGGCCGCCTTCAAGCGTCCATGTCCGGCAATCACTCCGCCCTGTTCATCCACAAGGATAGGATTGTTGAACCCAAATTCCTTGATCGAACTGGCGATTTGATTCACCTGTTCCTCAGAATGCGTCCGGGCATTATTTGCGTACGGAATCAGGTCATTGACCGGCCTGTAGAGAATTTTGAGTTCAGATTCTTTCATAGTTTAAAAAAGGTGCGCCCAGCATTTTCAGCCGAGCGCACTCCAACCAACCCCAAGGAGATAGTTTGTTCAGGCGGTTTTCTCCGCCATTCTCGTCAGGAGAATTAGAAATCCAGCGGAGTGAGCATCTTCCCGTTGGGAATCTAGGCTTGCTGGATGTTGTAAATGGCTCGGTGCTTAAGCCCACCGAGAGGCTGGCGGTTTGTCGATAATCATTGAGGTCAATGAAACCGCTGAGAATGTTGGCCGTCCGCCTGTTCTTTAATAATTCGATTATGGAGTACGGGAGGACAATTGAAGATTGAGCGAACGGCCGAAAAACAAAAAGCCCCGAAATCGGAGCTCTCATATTCGCCTGGCTTAACGCTCTGTGTCTCGTTCTCTTCGGACACACCGGTTCCTCCGCAAGGAACCTTCTCTGATTAAGCCAAAAAATCGGGCGGCTGATACACAGCTTGAAATTGTCTTGTAATCACTATACACCAAACAGCTCTGTAATCAATCTCGCCCCGTTTTTAATCCATTTTGATCAAGGCCGGCAATGCAATTTTTGCCAGCTCAATAACGTTTTCAATCGTCAACGGAACGCCTTTTTCTTTCGCGTATTTCTTTAGTTTCCCTATGAAATTATCGGTCCGAAGAGATTCAAGGAGAGAGTACCCTTCAAACGTCAAACTCGGTTCTCCCGTGTACGCAAAGCTAAAGAAGCCATCCGCGCTCTCTTTAATTTCGATGTTTTCAACATAGTTGGCGGAGCTTAAAAGCTTGATATGTCTCAGGACGACCACTTGAGCCGGATTTTGCCTCGACTCTAAGCGTTCTGAAAGCAACTGACCCTCTTTCCACTGGGAAATACTATCCGCATCCTCTAAAAATTCTTTAATCGTCTCAGCCTCAACGTGGGCGAGGATCGTTCTTATCAAGTTCCAATCAAGACGCATTTTTCCCTCTTTTATTTCCGATTTGTTCGAAGTACCGCAGTTTCAACGCAAAGAATAACAAAGCGTCGGTTGTCCAAGCGTCTAACTCCTTAGGCCTTATCCGCCAAATTTTTCTTCTGGCCCTGTCGAGAGAATGCACTGATGCGAAGGTGTACAACAGCACAATGAACTTCGCCGTCCTTACATTGAGGCCATGGGTTCCAATGGATAACACCTCCGTTTCGGGTGTTGCCATGTTTTGCCACGTGAAGTTAAGCAAATCGGCATCCTTCATGTCGACTTCGCGGGCCTTCATGCCGCTGTTGCCATCATCCTCTGTGTAGTCCTCTGAAAAATCAGTCTTGTTTCTTGTCAATGCGAGCGCTCTCTCTACCGCGTAGGCAATTGAGACATTTTTGACAACACGGTCACGGTATGCACGGCGCCAGTTGTCCAAACGAGGTCTGAGATCGTCAATGAGTTTTTGTTCTGTTTCTGTCATCAAAGAGTCCTCACGTAGCTAAACATGCAGTAGAGATAAATAATCCCGAGAGCTGATAGCCCCCAGAACTCCAACTTTTTCCTAAGTTTGTCGCGGTTTTCTAAATAATCCGTAACCCATTTGAAGATCCAAAGGAAGACGAACATCGCGACGTAGCAATTGATCATCCAGAAAACATAACCTTCAGTGCTAGTAGGCCAATACATTCCAGCCCCCTCCCTCTTTCTTCGGTTTCGGCGTGACGACAAACAGCGGAATCGGGCACTCATCAGCGCACACCTTGCACTTCACTTTTGCGTCATCTGTGAAGATCCTCAGAGACCCTTTTACTTCGTGGATCTCTAGCGTTTTATCCGGACGCATGACCAAAAAATCAGGCGTGTATGAGCATCGGTTTGAGGCAATCTTCCAAGTGAAGCGCTCGAACCAGTATTTGAGAATTAGTCCAGCGTTTTTCTGTTGTTCCAAATAATCTCGATAAGCGGCCTCGGTCCGGTTCATTTCACCGACTCTTAACCTGCCTTTTGCTTGTAAAAACCTTTTCATTTATCCCTCCTGATTGAGTTTGTGTGGTTTGATTGAATTCTTTGATGCTGTTTCCAGAACATTAGAGTTCCGTTGAGCGATGATCTGAGCGTGTGAAGGCCAACGCTCAAACTGCGAGAAGAAGTCTCTCCTGCGTTGAATTTGCTCGTCTCCTGCCTGCTCGAACACGGAGCATCGAGCAAACGAGACCGGATAGCACTCGATGCCGGCGCCTTTGTCCGGATGGTGACAGTAGATGTTCATGTCCCCAAAGGACTGTTTTGGAGGCAGATGCTTCTTCCCGTCAGGTCCTATCCAAAAGGCCTGAGCATGAATGCAGTAGAGGCAGCACCCGCTCATTCAGACTTCCTTCGGAAAGCACAAACGAAATCGACAGCAATAACCATCCCCAAAATCTTCAGGCTGTAATCAATGTTCGATCCTGAGTAGGCGAACCATGCAAAGTCGATAAGGCTTAAGACTCCACCGGATAGACCTACCAGAGCGAAGAAATTAAGGACATCAAAGTTCATTTCGTTCCCTGCCAAATAGCAACCGATCACACAGCATCCGAGCACGTACACGCAAAAATATCCAAAAACGTCCATGCTTTAACTCCTTTTTAACCGATCGGTTAATTTGGTTTCCTTACTGATCTGAAGCGCCGCTCTCACCAGCAACCCAAACAGCACCAGATTGATGAACACGACCGGCGCCAAAATGATCAGTAGCAACTGCCATGCACTCTCTGACATAAAATCTCCTAAAAGTACGGTTCAGGAGCTGGCGCTGACTGTGTTAGCTCCAGCCACGGTCTAACCGGTACACGCGTCCACGACGTGCAGAAATTCAGACTGGCGTTGTCTCTCCAAAGCTTGATGAAACCTTCCCAAGCTCCGTTTCTCTGCTTGCACAGGTTCAAAACAAAATCAGGCTTGGTGTCATCGACATCTTTTCCTTCCGCCTTCTTTTGCACCTTGGAGAAATCACGAGCCAAGACAAAGACATTGAAGGCAATGTTTGTGATGTTGGAGCTCCCTTTGATTGAATCTTTTGAAGCAGAATCAAAGACGGAGTAAGTTTTTGAGCCGGCATCCCCGCGCTTACGGCAATGGGCCACAACAACAATGTGGACATTGTTGGTCCGAGCAAACTCAACCAGTTTGGTCATCACATAGTCCGTCTCCTTCTTGTCCATGTCGTCCCTGACGCACATCATCAGAGAATCGACAAAGAGAATGTTCGATTGGTAGTCATGGACGGCGGAATCCAACAGGCGCAACAGCTCATTGGGCGCAACTTTTCGCTGCAGATCGCAAATCCGCATTTTTGAGGCAAATTGTCGAAAAAACAGATCAACATCCGGCGCTTCAATTTTTCGCTTGTTCTGACTGCAAACTGTCTGCATGAGCATGCGTTCAATCGTTCTAACCGGCGCCATCTCAAAAGAAGCGATGTACAGAGAGGCTCCGCAAGAAATTAGGTGCAGTCCAATCTGCCCCAGCAAAAGAGATTTGCCGGAACCGTTTTCACCGGCCAATACCGTCAGTTCTCCTGGTCGGAATTCAAAATCTATCGGACGCCCGACACAGCCTTCATTCGTTTGAGTAAAGGGAAGCGTGAACTTGGACACATGAGTCTTCTTCGCTTCCAAATAGTTCTGGAAATCGTTTTTGAACTCGAGAACGTCCTTGTTGATAAAAAACTCAGGAGACTTGTACGCCCTGCTCTCGTAGTCGGCGAGCGATGTTTCTATCTCGGCTCCGCCCGTCGGATCGCCCCAGTAGTCATCCAGCTCAGGCGAAACGCTTGTATTTTTTGGATTCATAGTCAAATTTCCATGCAATCAGTTGTTTGTTTTTGAACATCACCGAGACGACAACGGCGGCAGGTAGGGATTTGGGAATTTCGAGCATCCAACGACGGACGGTTTCTCTGAGTTCGGGCGTATCGTCGACATCGATAAAGTCGATCAGAACAGTTTTGCCTCGGAGAAATTCGGCCTTGATGTGATTGGGTTCGTCGCAGAACGTAAACAGTATCGTCGGAACCTGTGGTCGTCTTCTAGGCAACACCTCAATTTCATCTTCGTAGATCGCATCAGCCTGATAGAGAGCCAGCTCACTGTCAGTCAGTCGAGGGAAAAAGACCAACTGGGTAGTCGTAAATGCGTCCGGATGCTCGTAAAACGTTCTACCCTGATCGTCTCGAACAACGGCAGCAGCGGCAAACATCATTTCTGCTCCTTATGGTTCGGGAGGTCCTTAATGTCGAATGCATTCATTCCCGCATGGAGTTTTTCGATGAACTTGTCTCTGGCGCCGATCGAATACGTAACCGGAGGAAGTTCTTTGTTGTATTCGGCAGCAGAGACCCAATGAGCATTAGGATCTTTCCAATCATCTTTAACCCAATCAGCCTTGAAGCCTGTCCAGTTGCGGACCATCATTTCATTGATGACCTCTTCCAATTTCCAGCCGGCGGTTTTAGCTTCCTTACGAAGAAGCGAAACCACTCTTTCCGTTACCGGCGCCTTCTTTTGCTTTCGATAAGCCAAAAAGTCCTGCCAAAACTCGTCAGTCAATTCCTCTGGTTTCTGGAGGCGTTGTGTCTTGACTTCCTTTTTTGGCTTCGGTTCAACTATTTCCTTTTTGGAAACACTTGCCTCCTGCTCTTCAAGCGGAAGTTCTTCCTCAATGGCTTCAGTTTTTAGAGAAACTGGTTTTTCACACTCACGCCCCGCGAAATTTTCTGCAACTGCCGACTGTTTTTCGCTCTTTTCGGTGTGTGTATATATTTCCTGTTCCTGTTCCTGTTCCTGTTCCTGGATGCGGGATGGTTGCTCGTTGACACGTAAGATGGCATCCTTGATGGCATCCATTAGGTCATTGGGGATGGCGTTTCTCATGCCAGTAGACAAGCTGTCCACAAAGGCTTTCAGGCTTGCAACGTGCCTATCCAACAGATCACATTCGGGCATTAAATCGATCAATTCACGCCAAGATTTGAATGCGTTCGGGGATGACGGTGCGTTGTACTTTAGGAAGTTGTTTATGACCATGAGCCCTGCCTTCTCGTCAGCATCAATCATGCCGTTTAAGGTGACTTCTTGGATGGCATGTGACATGGCATCTCGTTGCCATCCCAGCTCATCGGCAAGATTTGAGACTCGTGTCCGAATCGTTCCTATTTGCGTGGTGTCCGGATGCGTCAACAGCAGGATGAATACCAGCTTTGCGTTGTCTGACAGTTCTCGAAACTTCCTGTCATTCCACATTCGGACATCGATTTTTCTATAGCGAGCCATAGTATTGACCCTTTTTATTTCAACACTTTCCAAATTGGCAAAGCAGGGAAACGCAACCTGAAATAAGGCAAGTAACTTTTGGGTATTCCGTGTTTCTTCCAATATGTAATCGAGGCTGGATTAAGTCCTAGTTCCTTTGCCAGAGCTCTTTGTTGTCCCCTATCTCTCCAAAAGAAACCCTTGTATTGAGATACGACCTCTTTGAATAAGCGTTTTTTTAAATCGTCGTCCATATCGTTAAATATTAAAACAATTTTATTTAAACATTTTAAATTATAAACGAAACATTTAAATATTTGTATGTTTAAAAATTTAACGTTTATGTAAAAATTACTTAAAATCTGACCTAAAGGAGTTTTCCTATGAAGACATACAAAGACAGAATCTCAGAACTTCTTGCCAAAAACGGAATGTCTAATGCAGAACTGGCTCGACAGATTCAAGTGTCCGCTCCGACAATTACTTACTGGCTCGGTCCGAGAAATAAAGGACTTAAATACGAAGACGCCGTAAAAATTTCAAATGTGTTTGGCGTTAGTCCAGATTGGCTAATTTACGGGGAAGAAAAAGAAAGTTTCGAACCTGAAAAACCTGATGACGACCAAACCATTTATCTTCAAAAGGTCAATTTATTCGCATCCTGCGGAGCTCTGTCCGCATACGAAGATCGTCAAAATGACTCTGATGTTATTGAAGGACTAAGGGTTGGCGTTCAATGGTTTAAAAATAATTTTCCTCAGTACCAGCCTCTAAACGTTCAGATAGTCACGGCTTCGGGAGATTCAATGGAGCCTCTGATAAAGGACGGTGATTTAGTTTTTGTGGATGTAAGCAAAAACGAATGCGACCGGGACGGAGTTTACTTTCTTTTTCTAGACGGGCAATACTTTATTAAACGAGTACAAAGAAGCTTTGGAAAGAGATTGATCTTAATTTCTGACAACAACAAATATAGGGACATCGAGATCAATGCAGACAGTCAAGTTGAATTTCACACTATAGGAAGAGTCATTAAAACGTTTAAATCAACCGATATCTAACTGAAGGAGAATGACCATGGAGTTAATAGATAAGTTTAAGGCACTGGGTTTAAAGTCTAAAAAGATGGCAGACAACCTAACTAATGAAGAAATTACAAAGACAGCACTCATCATGCCCTTTATTCAGCTTTTGGGTTATGACATTTTTGATCCGCAAGAAGTAGTGCCAGAATTTCAAGCGCAAGCGGGAGTAAAGAAAGACCAGCGCGTTGACTATGCTCTTTGTAAGGATGGAAACCCGATTGTTTTGATTGAAGCAAAAGCCTATGGCGCTTCTCTCGATAAGGACCAACTTGACCAACTTAAAAGGTACTTTCCGTTTGTAAAAACAGCTCGTGTAGGCATTTTGACGGATGGCAACCGGTATCGCTTTTTCACCGATTTAGAGGTTGACAATGTTATGGACGACTCTCCTTACTTTGAGGTGAGTTTAGATAACATTAACGACGATGACTTAGATAAAATCCTTCTTCTGGCTAAGGATAAGTACAACGACGAATCGACAATTAAAATAGCCGAGCAATTGAAATTCACGAAACAATTTAAGCTCATTCTATCCAAGCAGTACGAACAACCAGAGGAAGATTTTGTACGATTCTTTGCCAAAAAAGTTTGGAATGGCCAAATTAATCAAAATGTTAAAGACAAATTAACACCGCTCTTAAAAGAATCATTTAGACAGTGGACAGAAGAAAAAATTAACGCGAGACTACGTAAGGCCATTGAGGGAGAAGAAAAACAACAACAGGAAGAAGTTGCAGAAGCTGCACCGGTGCCTGCCAATAACAACCCCGAAGCAAATGACTCAGACAAGCTTGGACTTAATATCATTAAGGCGATCCTTGCAGATGTCTGCGACGTCTCCAGAATATACCTAAGGCCATCAAAAACTTACTGTGCTGTTCTTTTGGACGATAACAATAGAAAAACCTTGGTTCGGTTCTACTTCCAAAATCCAGAAAAATTAAAGATCGACTTATATGGCTTCATGAGAGTTGAACCACCTTTCCAAATTTCTACAGTTGAGGACATTTATAACTACAAAGAAAAAATAATTGAAATATTCCAGCGTATAGAAGCCGGAGATACAGGTCTTAACCAGCAGTCCGAGAACAAACAATAACGTAATCAAGTAGCTCATTCAAAGCCGCCTACAGGCGGTTTTTTATTGCCGCGAGAGCGGCTTTTTTTGTTGGTCGAACATTAAGATCTTTAATCGTCAGATCAAAAATACTTAAACACTTTTCTAAGTAATTTCCCGTATATTTCTAATTTAAATCTTTTAACGCTTGCATAAATTATTTAAATATTTTAATATCTATATATCAAATTTTAAACGTAATGTTTAAATCTTGAAATGGAGAAATACCGACCATTAGATAGATAGTTTGACAATTTCAGAATCCGGGCCATGGAGTACTAAACCCGGACGCAGCAGGTAGAAAAAGAGCCTGCTAGTGCAAAAATTCGAAACGGCCGATGCAGGCGGTGCTGGTCACGCGAAGGAAGACAATCGAACACCAGCAGTCAGTGAAGTGAATGAGTAAGGCAAACGGTAGCCACGAAACACTTTTCAGCTAGAGACCTCTGACAAATACAGGCATTTGAGATGCACGCAGTATCAAGAACAGCAAACCTGCGTTGAGGTCCCGAGAAGCTAACCAGATGAGGAAATCAAAACCAAGAACAGAAACTCGGGCGTCCCAGACTCGTGAACTGGGTGAGCTAAGCGCTCTCGCAAGAGAAACTGTAGAGCGCAAACAAAAACTTCCTCCGGATCTCCTGAATGTATCCGTCCTAGCGTGTCACAACTCCGGAGGGAGTTTTTGTTTTTTGAGGAGATAAAAATGGAAAAACCGAAGAAATTAACGAAAAAGCAAAGGCTCGAACTACTCGGACAGAAAAGAGCTGCCAAGGCTTATTGCGACAAGTTGGCCAAACGAAATGAGTTCGACTATGGAAATTGTTGGGATTATGCCTGCGAGTTTGGCCGCGGCTGGGAAGTTGATGAAATCTACAACTACCTGAGACGGTATTGCTGAAAATCCTATGAAAATACCTTTCCCCAGTCTTCCGAAGTATCAGGCTCGCTGGATTCCTGTTCTATTCACTCCTGTAACTTGCGGAGAGGATGTTCTATTTGTAGGCATTTGTGGCGAGTTCAACAGCACTAAATTCGCAGAGAGAATCTTGCCGGACGAAACGCTCAAGCGCCTTTTCCCGGCAAGCCCTCAAGCTCAGGAATTTATTGATTTCGTCATAGATGCTTTGAATAAAAACGGAGACTTTAGTGCCGACGGCTTAATACTCAGCGGGTTCAAGCTTGGTAGGCCGTTCGATACATATTGCGATACCAAACTTGATTTGATTGAGCAAGCCATAAAGTTCTCTTCAAGCTTTGTCACGTTTGAGGAATACTTAGCCTGGAGTAAATCAAAAGCGCCGGCCTGCCGCTAGGACAGTTTCCGGCGCCCGCCACTGGGACGCATTTCTCAGTGTTCACACACTACATTCCGTCTGGGGAAGATCCCTAGGGTCAACCTGATCCAGTCCGTCTAAGCCGATTATAGAGATCAATTACTAGGAGATAACATGTTAGCCACGTATGAACGTAAAAAAGTAACTGAGTACACGTCGTTTAACTATGAATTTAAAGTGTTTTACAAAGACGAATACGTTTGTGATCTACTAAAAATAGGGTGTCACGAATGGGCGTTTTCGGCATTTCAGAGTTGCGACAAACTCGAAGGCCTTCAAATGTTTCTTTACAACAAGACTAGCTGGGAAACCTTTAAGAAAAAAGAAGAAGCAATCCAGCATTTAGAAAACGTACTCGCCGCGTACGAAGCTGGCGATCGTCCCGCTTAATCAACCCTCGAGCTATTAGGAATTTTCTAATAGCTCATTCAAAAGCCCCTTCCCTGTCAATTTTCTTGTGTCTGTTCAGTGAACGGCAGCGGAAGGGGTTTCTGAATGAATTGACCATTAAAGGAGACAAAATGGAAAGACTTGTAATTGAAAAACGGGATTACTCAGACGTTGAGGACGCTCTGAAATGTTCCGGTAAAGCTGAACAGATTGCTGAACTGATTAACGATTTCGAGTATGAGCTCAAAAATTGCCAGCTTGCTGACGAATCTCTTCAAAAGAAGCTTGACGAAATAAATAGCTTTTTCAGTGAGGAATCCGAACGCCTTATGAAACTGGCTGCAGGTAAATTCAGATAAAGAATACGGCTCTTCCCAGAGAGTATCAGTGCCGGTGCAGATGATGGAAGAGAGTCTCTGCGCTGCCGACGTTCAGGTGCATAGCGGTTAGGGTGAGAGGACATCCGTGTTGAACGTGCAAAAACCCTGACACCCCGGAAAGACGGGGACTTCTTCAGACCATCTTTCCGAGTCCCTCGGGCTTTTTCACAAACTTTGTTAGTTCCAATTTTTGTAGCTTAGGGGGACTCCGAAATGTGGTCTTTTTTATTAGGGAACGCCAATGATAAAGATTAAAAAAGAAGACTTTGAAAAAATTCTAGCGCTGCAAGGTGCCAAAGAAAAAATTTACACCGTTGAGGAACAAATCACAGAAGTGATAACCAGATTACGTTCTACAGGATTTTACGCAAACGACTGCTCAGACGTTGATCAACTCAGAGCAATCAATTTTTATCTCAGAGCTACGAGAAAGGAGCTCGATAACGTGATCGAGACAATAATCAACTGCAACAAATAATTATTTTGTTGTTGTCTTTTTCACATAGATAACTACTAGAAGCCCCATCGAAGGGGCTTTTTTCTTGGAGAAATCATCATGAGAGGAATGAATGGAATCCAGTTAGCAATATTCACTTCCGCATGGGTTTTGTTACTAACAGTGATCGGACGTGTCTTGAAAGCAAAGACCGAGGACGGTGAAAATTTTCTAGCAGTTGCTTTCGCCTTCATCCTGTTCGCCGCTGTCCTCATTTTGCTGCTCTTTATCCCGGGAATGCTTGCGAATCTATGAAAAAAGAACAACATAACTCTCCTGATCATGAAGAAATTCTCGCCAGAAAGCGCGCTCGATATCGAGAGCAAGCTACGAGGAAGAAACGCGAACGAGAGTGGGAAAAATTGAAGTCAACCCTGCTCCCAACACCATTTTCAGCACTTTTTAATTTCACTAACTCACCACACAAGGAATAGACATGACAAAAGACAAACAACAATGGCTGGAAGGCCGGCGCCGGGGAATCGGCGGATCGGATGTTGCTGCAGTTCTTCAGCTGAGCCCGTGGAGAACCCCTTTAGACGTTTGGAACGACAAGCTCGGACTTTCTCCGGAACACGAAATGACTTCTTCTCTTTACTGGGGAACAACGTTAGAGCAAGTTGTCGCAAAAGAGTTCGCTCTTAGAACCGGTTTCAAACTGCAAAACGTCAACCACCAGTTTGTTGATCCGGAAAACGAGTGGGCAATCGCAAACATCGACAGAGCGATCATCAATCCGGACATAGCTAAGAGGGTCCGTCCGCTTGAGATGACAGAGAAAGAAATCGCAAAATACGGCAATCGTCCCATCACGACAGACATTGCGTTTGAGGCCAAGACCGCTCATGCCTTCACTGCTGATCTTTGGGGGCCTTCGCAGGAACTTGAGATCAAACAAAACAACCTGAGAACCGAGCATGAAATCCCGCTTTATTACGAGACGCAAATTCAGTGGTATTGCGGAATTCTGCGGCTTCGTGGTATGTATCTGGCTGTCTTAATCGGTGGTTCCGATTTCAGAATGTACTGGATCGATGCTCGTCCGGATGTATTCCAAGTCATCAAAGAAAAATGCTCTGCATTCTGGAACAACTATGTTCTAACTAAAACGCCTCCGGAACCGATAAACATTGAGGACGTTCTAAAGCTCTACGGGAGATCTAATGGTAAAGCTATCGAAGCTCAAGGTGATCTGGCTATTAACTACGGCGAATATGCTCGTCTTAATGGCGAAATTAAAGAGCTCAAGAAGCAGCAAGACGCGGTTAAGGCAAAGATCGCGATCGACATGAAAGACAACGAAATTTTGACCTTGGACGGCAAGAAAGTCCTCACCTACAAAACCCAGACATCCAAGCGCTTCGACTCAGACTCCTTCAAGCAAGAACACCTGAATGATTACTTTGACTATCTGAAAGAAAGCACAACTCGCGTTATGCGTGTGTGCGCGTAACCTTTTAGTTGCTGGCTACACAAAATGGGCAGGGTTTCTACTGATAAAAGGAGCGGTTTTGTGTAATATTCGCTTCGAGCACTACAGTACGGTGCAACAAGAAAAGGCTTTCTCGGTTGAGCCGGATCAACCGAGCCAAATTCCCTCCAAGCCTGCACAAGCGGGCTTTATTTTTGCCTCTGGCTTATTTCTCGTAACTCTTAATCAACCAAAGCCCCTCCAGTTCGAGGGGCTTTTTCATAGGAATTAAATTATGTCTACATCTGACCAACTCGCCGCCGCTGTCGGCGCCCCTTCTGCTCCAGTCGCCAAACCAAAGACAAAAGCTCCGGCAATCGTCCAGCAGGTTCTGTCCGACCAGTTCAAAAAACAACTGGCCTTGGCTGTTCCGAAACATCTGAGCGCTGATCGCATGGCAAGAATTGCCGCGACCGAATTGCGTAAAACGCCATCCCTTCTCAACACCACACCGGCCTCGTTCCTCGGAGCGGTCATGCAGTCTGCTCAGCTTGGTCTTGAACCTGGCTCAGCTCTCGGACAAGCCTACCTGGTTCCCTATGGCAACCAATGCCAATTGATCTTGGGCTACCGCGGAATGATTGATTTGGCCCGGCGCTCCGGACAAGTTTTGTCCCTCTCAGCTTTTGCTGTCCACGAAGGTGACGATTTCAACTATCAACTCGGTCTTCATCCGGACATCCACCACGTTCCAAGCGTCGAAGCCGACCGCATCAAAAAACCGATCACGTTTGTCTACGCGGTCGCAAACCTGCGCGGTGGCGGATACCAGTTCGAGGTCATGTCTCGCGCCGAGGTTGAGGCTGTCAAAACCAAGGCTAAGTCAAAGAACATCTGGAACACGTATTTTGAACAGATGGCCCTGAAAACAGTCATCAGACGCCTCTTCAAATACCTACCAGTTTCCATAGAAGCCCTGCAGGTGGCTAATGTTGACGCGAAACGAGAAGCCGGGGAAAAGATCGACCCGACAGATGTCATCGACATCAATGCCGTTTCTGTTGACGATTTCAAGGACATTCAGGACGCCGAAGTCATCGAACAGGAACCTCAGCAGCAGACCGAA